GCCGCAGGGAAGAAGAGGTCTTTCGTCCTCTCCACTGTAAACCAGGCGGCTTTCTCCGAGTATCTTTACCTCGTTACAATAAGTGTTCTTGGTCCCCTGTTTTATGGTAATAACCGGGTCCGCGGTCCCCTGACGCTTGTTTTTCCTTATATTGTGCTGATTGACATGGATATAGGTTTTATCCTTTGTCTGACTCAGAATATAGTTCTTAGGCATTCTAGTCGCAGACTTTGCAGACTTCGGCATTGTTGTCCACCAGTTCTTCCTTGGCCAAAGTTTCTGCTACGCGACGTTGCAGTTCTTTGTCCCGGAAACCACGGTTGTACCAATATTGCCCTGCTTTTTCGGGCGTCATTTCGCTTTTCTTTTCAGAGGACATACTTCTCTCTCCTTTTTATTTCTTTTTTATATTTATGGATTAATTTGGGCTTAGTGTTTGGATTTTCTATTGCTGCAAGGAGGTCTTTCATCGAAGTGGCTTTAATATAATTGTGTTGAACCTTGGTGATTCCGGTTCGTCTGTTGTAGAGTTTTTCCGTCGGCTTAAATTTAGTCGGCATTTTCTTTATTGTGTACTACGTTTTTGCACCACCAGTAGAACTCACTTTCTCCCAAGGTGTGCTTCATTGTGTTTATTCGTTGTGTCACTAATTGGACGTTTCCTATTATATACCCTTTGTCCGAATTTTTCCTGTCAATACTGATATTAAGGTCCTGTCGTCCTTCGCCCCCGTGCCACGTCATAAACACCCCGGATAGCGCACAGCGTCCTTCTTGTTTGTGCCAAAGACACTTAACGTGGTCCAAATCAATGTCCCACTCCATGTCTTTCCGTGCAGCTTTGAGTTTGGAATAAACCACAGCGACATAGGATTCAGGGGAACTGTTGCGGGCTTGGTTTCTTTGTAGGGAAGTACAGCGTCGGCAGACATTGCGTTTTTTAGTGTAGTCATCTTTTTGTAGCTCTCGTTTACAAGTAATGCAGGTTTTTGTTTTTCCCATGTTTTTTAGTATACACAAATTTTTCCGGGGACCAGGGACTCCTAGAAAAAAATATAAAATTTTTCTGAGTAGGGACTCCTAACAAAAAAGTGCCAAATTTTTTCACCAGAGAATTTATATCTCGATCTTTCTCTTATAGTCAGACCCCAGGCGCGAGCGGTGAGCGGCGGGAAAAAGTTTTGTGGCCATAAAAGCTGGATGAATGTTGCGCAATAGGATCCCCATATCAAAAGCCCCCGCACCTGAGTAGATGCGGGGGCTGGGGGTTAAGAGATTAGCTGTAACAGTGTGGGCAAAGCGAAGGGTTGTTCTCAGCTAAGTCCATCGGGTGTGGAAACAGTTCCAATTGCTCCCCACTCTTTGGTTCCCACTCCTGCTCCGCCAGCCACTGTAGCATTAGCTTGTCGACAAGGTCCTTCTTGGAAACACCGTACCGGGTTCTCTTAGTCACCACGCTGCCTGTTCGCCACTCGTGGCATCCCATCCACGCTGGTTTAGGTAAGCTAACTGTTTCGTAGACTGTTTTGCAGCCGTCTACTTTTTGTACTTTACCCATTGGATTCTTAAAGACTATTTGGTTCATTTGGATTTCTCCTAATTGTTAATTGAGTACCCAGTATACCATGAATCCCATACATGCGTCAAACCGTGACGCACCCTTATTCTTCCCGCACAGGCGTATGTGTATGTGTACGCGTATCATGCCCAGGCGACGCGCGGGTAACATGCAAAGGCGACAAGGAAAAGCCCCCACATCTACTCAGATGTGGGGGCTGTTAGGGGTCAGGGTTAGCTGTAGTCTCCGTCTTCTCCATAGACCCAGTCAGACTCAGGGGCCTGTGTTTCAATTCCGTACTTGCTAAAGCCTACCACTACCAGTTTACCGGTGCGACGACAGTTGTGACAGTTGTGGTCAGTTTGATAGTAGTCGTTGTAGTTTTCATCGTCTGTGGCCGGTGACATAGAATACCAGCCTTTACCGTGGCACGCGTCACACTCAACGGTGTCCCCTATCTCAGGCGTTGTTTTAAAATGAGCCATAATACTCTCCTATTTAATTGTTAATTGAGTACCCAGTATACCATACATCCCATACATGTACAAGTCCACCGTACCCCCCGAGAACAATTAACAATTTAGGAGAACCGGGGGGCAGGTCCCTACACTCTGGCGAGCATAGGGATAAGGTAGAAGAGAATAAAGATTAACGTAGCGGCAACGATGCGGCCTAAGCGAACCATCCTACCAGGGCCACGAAAGCACAGAGAAGGCCGAACAAGGCAATCAATAGGGCTGATAAGATCATATCGGTCGTGGTCCAGATAAGATAAGCAACGTAAGGCAAGCTTAGGCCGCCGCCCGTGGCTATGAGAAGGATGAGTATTTGGACTGTTTCGATGTTCATTGGATTTCTCCTAATAGTTAATTGAAACCCTATCTTATGATAAATCTCCCATAAAGTCAAATAAAGCGTCAAACTGTGACGCATGGCCCAGGGCATACGGTATCATGCAAGGGCAGCGAGCAGGGCGCAGGCGACAAGTATCATGGGGAGGCAACAGGCGGAGCACGGACAAAAGAAAACCCCCGCATCTGGATAGATGCGGGGGTTCTTGTTAAGGCTTACGAATACGGCGCGTAATCGTTGAAGTCTTTGCCTTGTTCTTCTTGGATAAAGGTGCTGTAACTGCTTTTACCCCAACGCCCGCCTCTGAGAAGATAGGCGTCATCACCTTCCCCTGCTTCGTTTACTCCGTCATGCGGACCATGACCCATGTGATAGACGGTAGGCTCGTCCTTCTTCAAGGCTTCCTTTACTTCTTTGGCACGTAGATCTGCACTCTCAAAATCAGGAAAAGCACCGTAACACCCTATAAAGGTGTAGTCGTTATAATACCACCCTCCTTCTTCAGGACCGCCATAAGCACTGGCTGCGTCATACACATTAACAAAGAAGCGAAGTGGGAATAGTTCTAATTGTGTCATTTTATTTTCTCCTAGATATAGGCGAAGCCCTGCCCTTTCGAGCATGGAAAACGCCTTGTTATTTTTATTAAACACTCCGTTATTATCTCATATTGTCCCATAAAAGCAAATAGTGTTATTTCTAACAGCCTTAGGCTCGTTCCTTGGTCGTGTAAGGGTAACAAGTATCATGCAAGGGCAGCGAGTGTCATGCACAGGCGACAAGTATCATGCAAAGGCGACAGGCGAAAAAAATCTCCGCACCCGATCGGGTGCGGAGAATCGTAGGAGCGGTTAGCTCTGGTCTAGGTGTTCGTTGACTTGTTCCAAGACACTTGCTCGAGAACCTTTAATGCCCAGTTCTTCTTTAAGAATAGTGTAAGCAGATCGTCCCCTAGACTTAAGGCCTTGAAGCTCTAGCTTAAGAGCAGACCTTAAAGTAAGCAGTCTTGCATGATCGACCTGCTCGGGGAGTATGGTTATTAGTTCTAGTTGTTTCATGTTGTTCTCCTTATTTATTGAACCCCTATATTATCTCAACTTATGGGATATATAGCAAGTGCAACGCGTGTAGCACGCGCTTAGAATGATTCTAAAAACTTTTTGGTTGTTGTCATGCAAGGGCGACAAGTAACATGCACAGGCGACAGGCATACCCCGGGCAAAGAAAAACCCCCACAGCGCGAGCCGTGGGGGTCCTAGGAGAAAGCCTAGTTAATTGCTCGTCTTTCGTTTAGCCATTCAGCTACCACTTCTTCCCCTACAATATAAGCGTACATGTTGACCACCTTTTCAGAGTTTCCAAGATCTGTGTGTGGTTCTCCGAAATGTGTGTCCTCGTATTCTTGTATTGTTGTGAGGACATCAAAAACATTGGACACACTACCGAGCCATTGCTCTGCTTTATAATAGCCAATGATGTAATAATCCTCATTAAAGGCGTAGTGGTGGATATCGTCAATATTTTCCTCTATCCAATCTTCGTCCCGATCTTCTAGGAAATCATCAAAGCGTTGTTTGATTTCGTCCTTCTTGTAATATTCTTGTTTCATAATTACTCCTAGTTAAACATTGAGTCCTCAGTATAGCATGGGTCCCAGAATATACCAACTTTATTTTTAGGCTCTTGGTTCAAGGTTTATCATGCCAGGGCGACGGGCAGTTATCATGCAAAGGCGACAGGCGGTTCGGGGGCAAAGGCAATAAAAAATCCCCTACAGCGCGAACTGTAGGGGACTTTAGGAGAGACCTTAATGGGTGGTGTTGCTCTCCTCTCCAACACTAACCCCGACTACTTCCATATCAACGCCTTCCGTATTTTTAAGCTCGTCTTGAATTGCGTCAAACATAGCGGAAACAGTAGGCGGTACTGCGTCAGCTTCAATGGACTCTGCTTGAGCAACAAGAAGCTGAACGAAGAAACGAGTCAACGCATAAGTGCTACGAGTGATCTCGTCTCCAGTACATCCCTCTCTTTCAAGTCGGTCAAAGTAATCGATTCCCATAGCTTCGATTGCATCAAAAGCACAATCGGCACGGGTTTTCGTACTAGGCGTTTTTCTTTTCTTCCGTTTCTTCCACATCATATAGAGTACCTCTCAGTAAGGACTTCCATTACCGCGTCAACATTACTGTCTTGTAATATATATTCAATGGTAATATCTTCCTCAATCCTTTTTTGTAAGTCCCACCTAGACGCAATGCCTTCGGAAAAAGAATGAGGAATAATCTCTATCTCGTCCCAACCATAGTGTCGTTGTTTCATACGCACAACTTTATTGGTTTTATTGAAGTCCTTGCAAAACGCTTCTACATCATTCTTACACTTAGTAGCTTCTTTTGTTGCTTTCTCTGCTTTTTTAATCAGAGTCCTATACTTCGCTAACGCTTTTTTCGTGTCAGGGTGTTTCTTAACCGCTTTTTCGGTCTTTTCAACAATGTCCTCTGCCAGTCTTTTCGCGAGAGTTTCAGTTTGCTTATTGGTTAGGTTTCTAGCCATAGTAAATACCTCCTAAATTGTTTTATTTACAAGGAGATTATCTCATAGTATCCCATATATGTACACCTTTATTTTTCAACAGCAAATTTTCGTTTTGCGGTTGCTATCATGCAAAGGCAACGGGCAACGGGGACAGGCAACAAGTATCATGCCGGGGCAACAGGCAACGGTCACAAGTATCATGCCGGGGCAACGGGCGAAAAAAAATCCCCTGTCCGCGAATCACGGACAGGGGACCGAGCTGATCTACTTTTTCCAAGGGAAAGGTTGGGTGACCAGAGAGGCACGATCATCAGAAAATAGAGTAAATTCTATTGGCCCATTGTTCTTGGTCTTAATCTCAACATGTCTTACATAATAGACTTTACCATTCTCCATGACTTCCTCTTGGATACTGGTGTAGATTTTTTCAACATTGTGTATGTTTGTTCGGTGCATAATTTTTCTCCTTGTTAATTGAACCCCTAGAATAACATATTTCTCCCATTGTGTCAAATATTTAATAAGACTTCTCCCATACTGACATACTATACAATAATATGGGACAGATCACAAGTGGTAACGAGTCGAAAAATTTATCGTGCAAGGGCATCAAGCTCAGTCAACAGGGAATCACGGACAACGGACCAGTTGACAGGGGACAAGGTGCTATATCGTGCAGAGGCATCAAGCCCTTGTTCCACGATCTGACGCACTTGTTTAGCATGAAAGAGGTATATCCCATATTTTTTAGGTGATGAAGGAGAGAGGGCCTTGACCAAGATAAAACAGGGTGAGTTTTCATGCTCAACATGAAAGGCGATCTGATGAGGGGAAAAATAAACCGATCTACTTTTGGTTACTTTTAACTCAACCGTAAAGATCTTTCCGTCCTTAGTAAAGCCCATAACATCTGGTACACCTTTTGTAGCCCAAGACTCTAGCCTAACCCATTGAAAATCCGTTAGGTTGTTCTTGATCTGTTTCCAAAAATTTGTTTCCAGTTTCGCCAAAGTAGTTTTTCCTTATGGGATAAATACTTGCATTGTATATACATTAGTGTAGTATTAGTAATAGAACTATTTTATATTAACTTATTAGGGGGGAATAACAATGACTGACATAGGAAACAGATGTGTTCATTGTGGAGAGGATACTTCTTTTGGAAGTGGACGATTCGTGAACAGAATACCAGCAGACGCAGATGGCGAGGCCACGGACAGCGAAGGTAAAATAATATTTGCTGAGGGCGAATATCGAGACGGGTACGCTTGTCCAGATTGCACGATGTTGGATTGTGACAGATGTGATGACCTTATCGCTCTTGATGAAGATTTAACACCGAGTTGTGTTTTTGAGTGGGAAAAAGGCGGGAACGGAGAGTTTTCAGACGGTGCTTTCAGAGTGCATGAAGAATGTCTAACCAAAGAAGAAAAACAGACTATGGAACGGAACATAGAATTGGGGGTGCTTTGATGAAAATTAGCATTGGAGATAGAGTTAAAGTTATAGACCAAGAAGGGATTGGCTACGAAATTACAGGAACAGTTGTTGAAGATTGGGGTAAAACAGTTGTAATTATAGATGATGATGCAGAAACTTTAGATGATAGGTTGGAGGTTAGAATATCTGATCTTGAAGAGGAGGTGTCTGACGGAGACAAACTGACTGACGGAGATTTTGCTCAACTAGAGGAATTAAAAGAGCATGTAGAGGAGGGTTGCTGATGAGTAATGGCGCAAGAGTCACTTTTGATAGTGAAACAGGAAAAGGCAAGGTTTGGCTTGGTTGGGGTAGAGGCCATGTTCTTTTTGAAATAGACGAGCAAACGGGAAAACCTACAAACTGGGAGAACCCAAACGCTAACGCAGAAAAAAATGTCAGCGATCTGCTGATACAACGAGCGAAAAAGATTTTTGAGCAACAAATGGGAGAGGGTGATGAGTAAACCAACAATACAAGAAATGCGAGAGCAATTAGTCAATAACGAAGTGGACTATATAAAAGAACTGGTTTTTAAAGACAGACATCAAGAGCTTTTTGATTTTATGTACGTCAATTCTTTTAGAAACTTTAAAGATATAGACGATAACGAGGTTAGAGAGATATACATGAACTTATATGGAGATATGTTTGACGAAGAGGAGGCTGTCTGATGAGTGAACCAACAATGAGAAAAGCAGTTGAAGATAGGTGGTATGTATTAATCGAACAACATGTTTTTGATTCGTTTCAACATGGTTGCGTGGAAGATTGTTTGGCCGACCTTGAGTGTTTAGCTAATGCAAAAACATTCAAGGAAATTTGTGAGATAGGCCAGAGAGATTATAGAGAAGAAATCAGATTACTGAGAAAGGAATTAGAGGGTGTGTCTGATGAGTAAAAATAATTACGATAATATAGCGGTATGGGACTTAACTTTCTATAGGCTAGATGATGACGGAAACGAACTCAAAGATGAAAATGGGAAAGTAATTACATACAGAGCAGAAACAGATTGCACATACTTAGCAGAAGGATTAGATATTGAAGATTTAGAGGAGGTGTCTGATGAGTAGAAGTATAAACGAACACAAACTCCTTGAAAAACTAAGAGAGGACGAGAACAAATCACTAAAGAGACTTATAGGGAATGGACTGGCCAATCAAGAGGAACGAGATCAGTTGATTGGGGAAATTGCCTACATTAGTCATTTAATCATATGGTTAAAAGCGGAGGTGGGTGATGAATAGTGCTGAAGGAAAAACCTATCTGTTAGATATAACGGGGATATGTGTTGAAGAAGATGAGATTGAAAACACTACTATACATGTTTGCAGAAATGGAGAATGGTGCGAAATTCCGTGGGACAAAAGCGACATTGTTGGAACTTTATCTGAAGGTTTCTTGGCAGATGAACGAACAGATAAGGAGTACGATGAACGATGAAGAACATAGTTTGTAGGTATTGTGGAGGAAACTGTCCGAACGAAGAGGAAAACAGTCTTTATTTGTGTGACGGGTATGCGGGAGACATAGACGGCTTATACGCAAAAGAAAGTGATTCAAAACAACGATTTACTGGACAAACGGAGAAGTTTGAGCAATCATTTAATGAGATTTTTATTAACGGAGAGAACAATGACTAAAATATGGCGAAAGCAAGAATGGGAACAACGAGAACTATTCCCTAAAAGGCCCACACAATATAATGACCCTAGTTTCAAAATGTTTGTAAGGGATATGTATGACGCAAACTGTAAAGAGAGAAGGGAACACGGGCAAAAAGAATACAAAAACATTTTTTCCTACTTCAGAAAAAACCACCAGTTTGTAGTCGATAAATTTGAGGAAAGCAAAAGTGATTAGACACAGAACCCACTTGGAGTTAGACCAAGCAAAAGACTTAATGACCGCCATAAACCAAAACCAACTACACGACCTCCTACCTTTTTTAAAAATAGGTATCAAAGGCGCAAAGAAAAGCTATCGTCTATGTATTGATTGTCCCGCAGACAGTCACCCAAGAATAGTGAACAAGATACAAGATTCTTTGGGCCTATCGTTCACTTGGGAGGAATACGATGAAAAAACCCCTATTGAAGAGGCTACGGGCATGACTCCGGAGTTTAAGAAGTACGCAAGAGAGGTTATGGGCATCAAAGACTAATGAACTATCTAAACGAGATCTTCTATCCTCATGTTGAATTAATAGAACTAACCGATGTCGAACTTCTCAGAGCTTACGAGCAGCTAAAAAAGAATCCCCCCGAAGATATGAACGAAGTCTTAAGGGTTTCCAACGAGCTTATTAACAGAGGTTGGAGAAAAACAGAGGAAGAGGAGTGGGAATGGCGAGTACCAGGGCTTTAGTTTTCTTTCAGTTGCTTGTACTCGTACAGATTTTCCATAATAGTCTCAAACATTCTTCTAAAATCAGCAAGTTTCATAAAAGGTAAGTCCTGTTGGCTTTGGTGACTACAATATATTTTATAACAGTCCTGTAATTGTTCTTCTGTATAAAGAATCATTCTATTTCCTCAAACACAGCGTCCTCGGCCTCAAGCAAAGGCTGATAGTCAGCGAGCAGTGCGTCAATCTTCTGTTTAATTTCTTTTTCAGACAAGGACTCAAGCGTTCCTGTTCTTATTTCTTTTCTCTCTACATAGAGTCCGGCGGCACGGCCTCGTTGCACCTCAGCAGAAACGGCGGCGGTGAGATTGCCTTTATCAATAGCCTGGTCTCTAATTTCTGCCAGTTTCCTTATGTGTCGAGAAAAAGTGACATCAAATTTTTGCTGTAGTTCGGCCTCGAGTTCTTGTATGTACCTAACAACTAAAGGGTATTTTCTAGGGTTGGTTAGTTCTGCCGCAGAAACACCGGCCCTGGTTTTAGAATAACCTGCGTCAATGGCGCATTGTGTCTTGGTTTTACTGCCGTCATTATAGACCAGTTCCCTAGCAAAGCGTTTTTGCTTATCGGTCAAGTGGCGAACATTCTTCCCCGATGGATTGTTGGACCCAGTAGGTCCTTTTTGTCCTTTAACACCCATTTTGCCTCCTTTTTTATAGATTATAACAGTATTTTACACTAAAAAGGTAATTAAAAGTAACCTCAGTTTCTCAGTTCAACCTCAGTCGGTCAAACTGAGACTCAAACCCTTATAGACACTGGCTTTGAGGGCAACCTCAGTTCCTCAGTCGAACATTAGGGTTTTGGTTTTGATAGTTGAAAACAAAAAATGGTGAAAATAGAACTTAGAAATGAGGTTTAGTTAAAAACACTGTATATAGGGTTTCTCCGGGGCCTAATTCCTATCTCAGTCCTACTTTTGTAGAAATGAGGTTTTTGGGTGTTTGTTGTATCGCAACAACAAAACACCCCACATAAAACAACAAGACTTTTTAGACTCATTCTAAAAAAGAAGCCCTTTTTGGCCCTGGTCCCCGGTCCTTTCCCCTCTTTTTACCATCATTTCAAAAACAGACCCCTCCCGAAACCCCCGTAAACAAAGGGCTGTGGGACAGGTGGTATAATATAAGAGTAGCAAGAACAGTGACAGTAGCGATCTTTAACAACTAGTAGCCATGAGCAAAAGACCTGAAACGGCAAAACTTTAATTTTAATTTATTGAAGAGGTAAATCTACTATGAATAAAATAAGAGACTTCCAAAGGAAGCGAGTATATGACTGGGAACGATCTCAGCCATGGTTTAAACCCTTTGTTAGCTATCTAACACAAGAACAAGTAAGATCAGTAATCGAAAGATTAGATAAGGTCTTTAAAACCAAAACCAAAATCTTTTTTAAAGGCGGTTATGGTGGTTCTTATGCTAAAGGTAGCTCTGAGATACACCTTAGAAAAAAGTGGGCTTTGAATTACGGAGTAATCCTACATGAATACGCCCACATTTTAACAAAGGACTTACACGGACGACAATTCGTTTGTGCTTACTCTAACCTACTCAACATCTTTCACCCGAAGCAGCCAAGCATCGACGAACTATGCGAAACAATGTATCAGTTCAGAGTTAGCCACGATTGTTTCGATGAGTGGAGAAGGAAACATAAACTCACCAGGAGACATAAACCTTTTGAGACTGTTCCCGAAATCGCAATTGTTGAAAAACCTAAGAAGAAAAGGATTTCAGCCAAACAAAGATGTCAGATGTTGACAGAGGAACACAATTGGTTGCACATATACCACGATGATTGGATCATAGGTGATACATACATTGAGGTCTATGACAAAACCCTTGTTGACGAAGAAAACATCGAGCACTCAGACTACTGGTGCTATGGTTGGAAAGAGGCAAAAGAAAAAGCCTTAGAACTAATCGAAGAACACGAAAGTCAACAAAGCTAAAACAAAAAACCCACATCATTCATTTGGTGTGGGTTTTTCTTTGTCTGAAATTAAACCGGGGGAGTTATTTCCCCCGGCTCAACACGAGCCGTTCCTAAACGCGCAAACATCTCTTCTCGGCTCATTTGTTTGTTTTCTCCTCCGAAACAACGGCGATCAGTTTGTCCAAGTACCACCGGGCCTTCTTTAAGTCCTCGATTGGTTTTCCCTTATGCCTAAATCTCAAAAGATACTTCAAGATGTTCCCGAGCAAGTAGCCAATGAATCCCTGGTCCCCGATCCCCGCTTCAATGACATCGATCACTTCCATTCCACCTTGATTATAATGCGGCGGGTGGTTGACCATATCCTCCTTGCTCATTAACCGCCTCCGGCCTTTTCCCATTCCCCGATTGCCTGGGCGGTGCATTTCGTATCGCCTCTTTTGACCCTATCAACAAACCAACCGGCAAAATCGTCTTGGTGTTCGTCAAACCATTTTATAAACTCCGGGTCATAGCGTTTAGTGTGTACGCCCTCAACAAAAGGTCGGGTTGGGTTCATGCGTTGCCAGTTTTTTATCTTCACTGTGTCTCCTCTCTCGTAAACACCGGGGTTTGTTTGCCCACATAGGCCCCGGTCACATTAAATTCCATGTACTCCACGGCGTCCTCGTAATCCATGTCTCTTTCCAGTACCTCAACGCACTTGTCATAACTATAGACCGCCCTCGGTGGTCCCCACTCCAAAGACATGCCTATAAAAGCCTCTTCAAAACCGTCCGCTAAAAGCGCGGATTGGTCCGTTTCCTCAAGGTAGCGGGTCCAGTCCTCTAATCGTGTTTTACCGTACACACTATCCTCCCGTCGTTGGGGTTGGGTAGGCGTTCTCGGGGCGCTGATAAGAATTTTTCTCGGCCTCCTGGATAAGTTTCCTAACCTTTTTCCCCAGTTTAGCGTCATTGGGGTAATCGTAGGCCAGCGCTTTAAGTTCTTTAAGTCCAAGGGACTGATGTTCTTTGTTTCTTATTCTAATCATACCTTCTCTCGATAAAGTGCCCCATTGTCTATAAGTGGTTTCTAGGATTAAAGCACGTCCCCACCAATAGACTATCGAACTGGGGCGTACCCGTATTTCAACAGACGTGCTTTTTCCATGGTCTAGTCGCGCATACTCTCATAGGGAACGCGGTCCACGACCAGACTACGAGTAGGAAGACCCGATTATGAAAAACCGCGCTCTTGAATCTCGTACATGTAGTCACTCTTAGCGTCAAGATGGGCCTCCATCGCTTCGCCGTTCTCGATGTAATCGTTTTCAATATATGTCAAGAACAGTTCTTCGATAGACACGTCCCGAGCTAAAGCGGCGGTCCTGGCCTTACCAAAACTCTCCGCATTAAGAGACAATCTTATTATTTGTTTTTGTTTTCCTATCATGTCCCATAAGGTTACATAAAAGGACGCAAAAAAGCAACTAAAAAATGTCGCCAACGTCTTTTCCTCCTTGGTCCCCGGACTCAAAACTATCGATCATGGCATCAATCGAAGCCGCGCCTTCCTTCTGTCGAACGCGTTTCCATTCCCGACTTATTAACCGCCGGACAAACTCACTGGAACTGCGCCACTGTCTTCGACTCATAATGTCCAGGTTCCTTTTTTCAATGGACGTGAGCCGGATATTTATTTGCGTGTCCTTTTTATCCTTTTGCTTTGGTGTTTTTTGTTTTACTTCCCGAACCATTGTCGTACCTCCCCTAAAACTTCATTGGATATGTCCACTTTTTTCTTTAAAGACGCTAAAATTTTCTCGTCCACCGTGTTTTCACACACCAGATCAATATAAGTACAGCTTTTGTCTTGTCCAATGCGGTGAATCCGGTCCTCTGCCTGTATTCTTAGCTCTAAATCATAGCTGTTGGAGTAAAAAATCATGTGAGAAGCCGCCGTTAAGGTCAGTCCACGGCCCCCGGTGTGCGGATTAGAGACAAAGAATCGAAGCGGGTGGTCCGGGTCTTGAAAGTTATCAAGAATAGTTTCCCGGTCCTTTTGTGAGGTCTTCCCGTAATAAGAAGCCACGCTGTCGTCCCCATAAACCTCGGCTATTTTCTTGGTCAACTGCTCTATGTCTGTTTGAAATACCGCAAAAACTACGGCCTTACCACTGATTTCTTCCAATATATTAAGCGTTTCTCCTATGCGGTTGTTCTTGAGCACCTGGACCTCCCCCGAAGGTGCGCGCAGACTTCCCGCAACAATTTGTTGCAGCCGCATTAACTGAGTCAGCACCGTTTGAGTGGTGTACACTTCGTCCGCGATAATCATTAGCGCTTCTTTTCTCATCTGCTCATAGGCTTTTTTCTGTTCATCACTAAGCTCAACGCTTCGTTGCATGTAAACCTTTTCCGGTAGATCTAAACATTTGTCCTTGGTGTAGCGAGCAGAGAACTCTTTGAGCATGCCTTGCAGTTCGTCCATTCGATGATACCCAACGATTTCTTGAAAACTGTTGTGGCCCATGCGCCGCATTTTAGTAATCGCATATCGTGCTTTGAACGCATAATAACTTTTGAACCCTAATAATAAGGGATTAAGGAAAGCGCATTGCGCGTATAGATCAAGAGGTGTTTTGGTCACAGGAAACCCGGTCAGTATTCTTTTATAGGAGGCTTCTCGGGACAACCCCAATAAGTTTTTGGTGCGCTTGGCTTTAGGGTTCTTAATTAAGGTGCTCTCGTCCACGGCAATCATGGTTTCGTGCCCTAAAACAAAAGCTCGCGCAAATTTAAGCCCTTTTTCCGTGGAAAATGCTTCAACATTCATCGTCATAATCTCTAGTCTTTCCGGGTGTTCCTCTAAAACCAGGCCGCAATAGGCTTGTTTCCACTTCTGCGTATGGTTGGGTTGCCACACCACCACTTCCCTCTCGATTCGTTCGGGCAAATGCTTTGGTATTTCGTTCTTGTCCCAATTCCTTAAGTTTCCTTTCGGTGTTATAATTAACACCGCATTTATTTTGTCGGCCTCAAAAAGCACTGCGGCGTTGTCCAGGAGAACTTTCGATTTGCCGAGGCCCATCTCTAAAAAGAGGGCAAACTCTTTGCGAAAGGCTGAACGGGCCAACGTCTTCTCTTGGTGCTTGTAAGGCTCCGTTTGATACTTATAGTTTTTCATTCTTATATTAGTCCTTCTATCGTATAACAATTCTTCTTATTGTTTTTTATTGTTGACAATAAAAGTATATCCGGTATATACTTCTCCTGCAACCTGAAAATGTTAATGGTGATTGCACAACAATTTTATACGAGGAAAAACAAATGAACGAAACGTTGAAAGCATTAATAACTCTGGCTCTACAGTTATCCGAAGCGGAAAGAAAGCAATTCTCCGCGATCCTAACCCTAAGTACCCTTAGTCTAATGGCAGTCGAAGACACCACAGACGAAGCTCTTTTACGCGCAAGAGAAGAACTAGACGAACTAGAAGAACTAGACGAGCCTTGGAAAATACGCCCTATTACAACAGAGATCGCAGACATTGGTCCTGGGGAGTGGGACTAATGAGTAACGATTACTACGATTATGTCATGGAATTGATCTATCAAGACATAGACGATGAAGACGAGAAGGGTTTATTGGACAACAAAATAAATAAACTGGCCAAGGAACACAACCTTCATGCAGACGATGACCGAGACGACATTAAAGTAAAGATCGCCGAGGAGCGTGTTCAGGAGAGTTTTCAATGACAAAGAAAAAAGAAGACAACATCATCGACCTGTTTGAACAATCGGTCGAAAAGAAAGTCACAAAAGTTAAGGACCAGGACCTTGGTTCCCTGTCCAAAGACATGAATGATATGCTCGAGATCGGTGGCCTTATTGGCAACGCTGAGGAAAAACTTAAGCGTTTAAAAGAACAGTACCGACAGTACAGCGAGGAAACTATCCCGGAGAAGATGAAGGAACTTGGAATCAGCGATCTGCGCATGGACGACGGCTCGCGTATTTCAGTTGACCCCTTCTATTCTGCTCGAATCACGGAACAAAATAAGGAAGAAGCGCACCAGTGGCTAAGAGACAATGGTCGTGGCGACCTTATAAAGAACGTCGTCAGCATTAATTTCGCGGCAGGCGAAGACGACGAAGCAAAAAAGACAATGGACACCCTGGCAAAACAGGGACTAGAGCCTATGCAAAAGGAGGCGGTCCACCCATCTACGCTCAAAGCCGAAGTAAAGGCGCTTATTGAGAGTGGCGAAACCGCGTTTGACAGTGGCACACAGAAATTATTTTCCGTGTACACAGGACAACGCACAAAAGTAATAAAGAACTAAATATATAAGGATGAAAGTATATGGCTAGTAAAAAAGCGAATGGTAGTAGCTCTACTAAGAAGACCGACCTTACCGCATTGTTTGAAAAACATGCCGGACAAGGCTTCGGAGAAGTGGGCGCGGACGATTTAAACACTCCGCGAATACAAATCATACAGGCGTTATCCCCTGTTCTGAACAAAACAAAACCGGAGTATCATGCTGATGCAAGTGCCGGGGATTTTCTGTTCACAGGGAACAACTCTGTCATCGACGGACAAGAGGGATTTTTATTCCAACCTTGTTGGTACGATAGAAACTATGTTGAGTGGCGACTCAGAGAAGACGGAGGCGGTTTAGTCTCTGTTCACCCTGCCGACACCGAACTGGTTTATCAAGCAGAACGGGACCCGCAGTACCGTGACATCTTGACTAAAAGCGACGGTTCTAAAACTCAACTGGTCAACACTGGAAACCATTACGGACTGTTGCACCTTAACGATACAGCCTATCGTTGTGTGATTAACATGTCTGGTTCTCAGTTAAAGCACTCAAGATCATGGAACAACATGGTTGTGACCCAAGTGGTTAAAGGCAAGAAAGGCACGTTTACACCGCCTTCCTTTGCTCAACTGTACCGCATAAACATCAAAGAGGAGTCCAACGCAAAGGGCACCTGGTTTGGTTTTAATGTGGCCATGGAATCATTACTGACTGACGCAGAACAATTCAACGAAGGACAAACCTTCGCTGACTTCTGTGAAGAAGGAGGTATGTCTGCCTTGAGTAAACCTGCCAGCAAGGGCGCAATAGAAAACCAATCTGAAAAGGATTGGGAATAATTGTTGTTAGCTTAGGGACTCTATACTTTTAACGCAAGGGGAGTATGGGGTCCCTTCTCTAAGGGGCACCATGAAAGAAATAGCATTGGAACTTATGTCGATTTTCGCGGGACTTGACCGCGCTTACGGCATTTACACAATAGAAGGGACAAAGCAGACAGCAAAAGGCACAAAGAAACAAGGCAAAGGCCGAACACTGCAAGAACCACTGTCCCTGGTCCAATGGCAACAACACTTAAACGGAGAAATTTCTCTCGGGGTCATACCGATCACCGATGAAGAGACGTGTAAATGGGGGTGTATTGACGTGGACGAATACCCGGTTGACATAGACTACCTACAAAAACTCATTAAAGACATGCAACTGCCCTTGGTCCCCTGTCTGACCAAATCGGGTGGGGTGCATTTGTTTCTCTTTACCAAAGAACATGTGCCGGCAATCAAAATTAAAACTAAGCTCGAAGAAATTGCCGCGGCTATGGGTCGAACGGGAGACGAGATCTTTCCTAAACAATATCAATGGAGCAAACAAGAAGAAAAGCAGGGAACAAAACAAACAGGGAACTGGTTGAACATGCCTTATTTTGGCGGAGAGGAGTCCGCGCGTTGTGGCTTAAGTAAAAAGGGAGAGTCCCTCAGCCCAGAACAATTCATTAGAACGGTCAAGCGAGCCTCTATCACAGAGGAAGAGCTTGATGAAATTAAACCAATAAAGAAAAGCCGAAAGGCTAACGGGGAGGGTTTGAAAGAGTCCTTCTGGGACCAGGCACCACCGTGTTTGGTACACATGAAGCTAAACGGGATACCTGAAGGCACCCGCAACGACGCTCTTTTCTCTTACGGCGTGCTGTTTAAAAAACTGCACCCGGAAAGCGATGAATGGCGCGACAAACTTCAGGAGGTGAACAAAACAGCGTGTCACAAGCCCCTGTCACACACTGAGTTGAACGCCTTAATGAATAGTCTTGAGAAATCGGACTATCGTTACAAGTGTACCACACCGCCCTTGGTAAACCATTGCCAAAGTGGTGTTTGCATAACTAGGCGATACGGGATTGACCCTTCTGAACAAGAGGTCATTCCCACTAGCCTCAGAAAATATCTGACGGACCCTCCCTTATGGCACTTAGACATAGACGGCAAGACATTGATTCTCGAAACACGGGAACTCCACAGCTTTGCGTTGTATCAACAGCGCTGCATGGACGTGTTGAACCAATGCCCTCCCGATATAAAGAAGAAAGACTGGGTGGCACGACTCAACCACCTCCTCCAAAACGTACAGGAAATCGAAGTGCCTCCCGATATGACAAAATCCGGGTTGTTGCAAGACGCTATCGCAGAGTTCTGTAAAAACACAGAGTCTTCTGCAAAGGTCGCCCTTTTAGCGAGTGCGGTTTATCGAAACGAGGAAGAAGACACGCATGAATGGTGGTTTCGTGGCAGAGATTTGGTAAAATATATTCGAGATTTCAAAGGCATGAAAGGGATTAAAGAAGCCGAAGTCTACAGCGAACTAAAAGCACTAGGGGCCACAACAGCGGTAAAGTACATTGACAAAAGTGCAGGAAACACTTCTGTCTGGGTTTTAAAAACCGAGGACAATACAGCGCTGAACGTGAGTGCAGACGATTTTAAACTGAACAAACCAAAAAAGGATTGGGAAGATGAGTAGTGTTGATAAGTTTTTTGGCCCTCCCGGCACAGGCAAAACCACCACCCTACTAAAAAAGATAGAAGAACACCTCGACCAAGGCACTGCTCCTGATCGCATAGCCTTTATTTCTTTTTCTGTTAAGGCCGCGGAAGAAGGAAAGCAAAGAGCCCGTAGTCGTTTTGGTTTTGCTAAGGAAGACCTTGTTTATTTTTGCACAAGCCATGCCTTTTGCAAAAGAGCCATGGGCATTACTCGGGTTATGGAAGGCATAGATGTTAAAGAGTTTTTAGAAGCATATAGTTTTCCTTTAACCCAACACTATCACGGGAACACCCATAAGTCTTTGGAAGCCATGTTGGAAGACCCCTACTTTCAGATCATTGAGAACGCTAAGGCAAACTGTAGGTCGGTCAGCACTGAACGACTTAAGACCCCGGTTAAACAAAGACAAAAGATTGTTCCTCCCATGCTAGAAGCTATTGATAGAGCCTGGGCTCAGTACAGAGAAGAACAAGGGATCTTTTCCTTTGCCGATATGATTAATGAGTTTCTCAACAAAGGCAAAGTACCGCCCTTAGATGTTTTAATTGTTGATGAGGCCCAAGACTTAGCGGAACTGAATTGGCGTTTGATAGAAAAACTTATGTCCGTGGTCCCCGTTTCTTACATCGCGGGTGACGATGACCAAGCCATCTATGAATGGAACGGAGCAAGGCCCGATCGCTTTATTGACATGCAGGGTAGGACCGTGGTCCTCGATCAGTCTTTCCGTGTCCCTAAAAAAGTGCACACCGTTGCTGAGAAAATTGCCGGACGTATCGAGCGCCGCCAAAGAAAAAACTATTTACCTAGAGACGAGGAAGGAAGGCTTGAACACCTGCCTTCTGTGAATGTATTGCCTATGGACAAGGGAGAATGGTTGATTCTAGCCTCTTGTGACTACATGCTTAACGGAGACAGCGAAGGCTATGACATTCGTAAAAGACTTATTGACCAGGGGATTCCTTTTTCACACAACACCTTTCGCTACATTCCTTTGTCCATGGTCAGAGCCATAGATGGGTGGAAAAAATTAAACAAGAAACGAACCAACATAACTGTAGGAGAACTGGAAGACGTTTATAGATACCTAACGAAGAACGAAGTAAAAAGAGGCTTTCTTTCCGCCCCAGGGAAAGAAGAAGACAAAGAAAGAAAACTAACGAAGAAAAAAGTGTTAAGCATCTTTGGACTAAAGGAAGACTGTATAGGGCTTCCTTGGGAAGAAGTGTTTGCAAAGAAAATTAAAGAAGAAAAAAGAGCCTTCATTAAGAAAGCTCTAAAAAACAACGAAGATTTAAGCGTTGAACCGCGGGTGGCTTTATCAACAATACATAAGGCCAAGGGAGGCGAAGCGGACAATGTAGCAGTGCTGTTGGACCTGTCTCCTGCACAGAAACTAAACGCTATGCTCGACTCTGACAGTCTACACCGACAGTTTTATGTTGCCGTGACCAGAGCCCGAGAAAATCTTTTCCTTATTAACGCACAAAATGAGAGCTTACAATATGCCATATAAAACATTTCAGCCTCCAACAGAATGGACGCCACCCGATACTTTTCCCGTAAAAAAACTACTTGACGCAGACGAAATTGCGATTGACCTCGAGACTCGAGACCCTAATCTTAAGGAAAAGGGTCCTGGTTATATTAGAGGTGACGGAGAGATCGTTGGCATATCTGTCGCTTGCGATGGATACGCGGACTATTTTCCCTTTGCCCATGAAACAGGATTTAATTTCCCTAAGAAAAAGGTCTTAGAGTTTACTAAAGACATTGTGTCTGGGAACAGCGACAAAATATTTCATAACGCTATGTATGATGTTGGTTGGTTAAGGCAAGCAGGGGTTGATGTTAAAGGCCGAGTCATAGACACCATGGTTGTTGCTCCTTTAATTAATGAAAACATGTATTGGTACACACTAAATGCTCTGGGCATAGAGTACCTACAAGAAGGTAAATCAGAGGCAGAACTAAGACAAGCGGCAGAGGAGTGGGGAATTGACCCTAAAGCAGAGATGTGGAGATTGCCCTCAGCGTACGTTGGGACGTATGCCACGCAGGACGCGGCCCTTACACTAAAACTTTGGAACCACTTTAAGATTCTTCTCGAAGAACAAAACCTATGGAATATTTTTGAACTAGAAACAAACCTGTTCCCCGTGCTGTTCAACATGAAGACAACAGGGGTGAGGGTTGATTTGGATAGAGCCGCTCAACTAAAGAAACAGTTAATAGTAGAACAGAAAAAAATAACCAGAGAAGTAATCAAAGAATCTGGGGTAAAGGAAGTAAGGGTTTGGGCAGCGAAGTCTGTTGCCAAAGTCTTTGATGCCTGCAAGATACCCTACAACCAGACCGCTAAAGGCAACCCTAGTTTTACTAAAGCGTTTTTAGCCAACCAAGAACACCCTGTCGCTAAGAAAATTATGAAGATCAGGGAACTGGACAAAGCCCACAGCACCTTTATAGACACTATTGTTAAACACGCACACAACGGAAGGATTCATGCGGACATTAGACAGCTTAAAGGAGAGACTGGAGGCACCGTTACCGGACGATTGTCGATGAGTAACCCGAACCTACAGCAAGTCCCGGCTAGAGACAAAGAATTGGGCCCACTTATTCGTTCTTTGTTCTTACCGGAAGAAGGACAGAAGTGGTGTTCAGCAGATTTTTCACAACAAGAGCCTAGAATACTGACTCATTTTGCTTATCGCTCAAAATATGAGGGAGTTGACCCTGTTGCCGAAGCCTTTATAGCCGGAGAAGCAGACTTCCACCAACAGGTAGCCGAGCTTGCAGGCATTGATCGTAAGACAGCTAAGACCATTGGCCTTGGTATTATGTACGGTATGGGTAAAGGGAAGCTCGCCGACCAGTTAGGTGTGGACGTGGACGAAGCCAGTGATATTTTAATGCGGTTTAATACTTATGCCCCCTTCGTTAGACAAATGGCAGACACCGTTATGCGTAGTGCAACCACACGAGGATACATCAAAACTCTACTTGGTCGTCGTTGTCATTTTGATATGTGGGAACCGCGTCAATACGGCACCGGAAGACCCTTAAAATACAAAGAAGCCATGCACGAATACAACGGGGACATAAAACGTGCTTTCGTTTATAAAGCGTTGAACAAGTTGATACAGGGGTCAGCCGCAGACATGACTAAAAAAGCGATGCTGGATTGCTACAATGCGTCCTATGCCCCTTTGCTACAGGTACACGATGAACTTGTTTTTTCAGTCTCGGACAAAAGGGAGGTTGAAGAAATAGCAGAGATCATGGAGAATGCGGTAAAACTAGAAGTTCCCAATAAAGTTGATGCAGAACTAGGCAAAAATTGGGGAGACTCAATGACTTAATTTATCGTTGCTATTGATCTTATACTTTTATATAATCTAACAGAATTTAATATAAGGAACCCACATGGACACAACTAAATGGAAAAGCGTAGCTATACGCACAGACATTGTTAAACTAGCAGACAAAATTTCTAAGAAAACAGAACGGCCCAAGAGCTATGTTTTTGCTTACGCTATTAAACGATTAGCGGAAGACATTGAAAAAGGCGTAGTGCAATAAAATGGTTGGCGGTAAGGAAAAGGAGTTTAAGGTTAGAGGCACATACCGATTGGTTAAAAGAGGCGGCTCAAAAAACTACGAAGCTGTCGATAAACACGGACATGGTGTCAAGTTAGGAACAAGCAGCCTTAAACTAGCTAAGAAACGAGCCGGACTGGCCATAAAGAAAATGGAAGAAACCAAATGATTAGTGTAGGCGATTCATTCCCTGATTTTTTTCTAACAGGGGTTGACAAAGACAACAGTATTATAGACGTAAACTTCGACAGTTTGTCTGAGCATTGGAGTGTGTTTTATTTTTACCCAAAAGACTTTACCTTTATCTGTCCCACCGAGATAGCTGAAATGGACAGGTTGGTGGACGAAGACGTGAATGTTATAGGAGTTAGTGGAGACAATGAGTTCTGTAAACTTAATTGGAAGCTGTCCGAACCTCTTATTGGAAGAATTAGACACGTTTTAGCTGCGGACTGTGGTTTATCCTTATCTGATGAACTCGGTATCGTTGACCAACAGGAGGGGGTTTGCTTGAGAGCCACCTTTATTCTGGATCCAGAAGACATTGTTCAACATGTATCGGTCAATGCTTTGGACACAGGAAGAAACGTAGATGAAGTTATAAGAACGCTGAAGGCCCTACAATCAGGGGGTCTTACAGGTTGTTCTTGGTCCCCTGGCGATGAGTTTGTTGCATGAAGAACGAGATTCTTTTTTCGTCTCCCTATGAATACGCTGAACTTTCCCGTGAGACCACGGAGAAGGGTCGTGTTTATTTAAACGGGGAAGAACGACTGAGTTCTGTTACCACGATTCTTTCTAAAACCAAAGCGGAGAACGACAGTCTACAACAGTGGATTGAACGGGTGGGCAAGGAAGAAGCTGAACGCATACGAAACGAAGCGGCAGCTAGAGGCACCGAAATGCACGAGATTCTTGAAAGACAGTTAAAAGAAGGCAGCATTTGGGACTATTATCCAGAAACACCAGAGCAAAAGCGTGCCTATAAAATGGCCTGTACGATCATGGACCAAGGGTTTCCGTCCATTGACCAAGTGTACGGGTGTGAGATTCCTTTGTACTACCCAGGGAAGTATGCCGGCACTGCTGATGTGATTGGTAGGCATTTAGGCGAAGAAGCTATCATGGACTTTAAACAAACCAACACACCTAAGAGACGAAGGCGCTATGTTTGGGATTATTTTCAACAACTCGCTGCCTATGCCATGGCACACAACGAAGTTTATGGCACCGAGATTAAGAAAGGTGTGATTATGATGTGCTCAGTAGATTGTTTTTATCAAGAGTTTGTTTTGGAAGGCAGAGAGTTTGAGCGTGCCGCAGAAGCCTGGAACACTCGGCTAGAAAAATTTATTCAAAGTATTCAGCCTCCTCCTCTCGAACAACCTCAGCTTGAGGCTGAGACAGAAGAGGAAGATTCTTAAAGTAGTTGTAGATTTCCGCTAAGTCGTCTATTGGGAAAAAACGCCCTGATGGTAGTTCTTCCGCTTCTTCAATAGCTTCTGTTTGTTTATCAAAATCTTTTCTTAAACTAACCAAGGCTTTCCTGTTCTTGAGAGGAATATTGGCCCCTTCTCTTAACATTATCCTTTGTTTTTTACTCAGTCTTTCTTTCTTAGTGTTATTGAGAACAGCCTCCCTAATGTTTAATAGCTCTGCTGCTTTAAAGGTAGAGAAAATATCCTGATTAACAAAATAATTGGACTTCTGCATAGCAAGATAAGCGTCCAAGAGTTCTTGAGGAGTAACCGCTCCTTTGTTGTACACTTGTTTAGTAAAGATTTTTTCAGCGTCTCTTTGCTCGTTTAGTAGGTCCGTCAAAGCAAAACTTAAACTAGAAGAAGGATTAACTCTACTGACTTTAATACCAAAGAAAGAAGACAGGGCGTCTCCAAACTCTTGCTTGGTGCCAAAGCGATCGTAGGCTTTCTCTCCTTCTTGTCCTCCGCGATAAACCTTTTCCCCCGCTGTCCATATACCAGGAGCAACCCGGTCCCAAAAATAATTAAGATAGGCCATGGACTGATCGCCAACGCCGCCCAATGGTTTTCCTCTGCCCTCGGCCTCGTTCCAAATAGGTCGACCGGTATTACTGTTTCGGTTTTGAAGAACATCTAACGAAGCCTGAGCAAAAATAGACGGCTCCAGAAAAGGCTCAGAAAAATTCGCTATAGCTGTGGTCATTCCGGAAATAACAGCGTCCGATGCGGAACGCCCTTCTTCAACTGCTTTTGAAACTTCATTCAGTGTGGTTGGCACCATTTTTGCCAGATCGTCATAAACAGCTATATAACTTCCGTCAATAAAATCAAAGCCGCCTCCCTCCGCCTCAGTCTTTTTCTCAATAGGAATAATCAAATTGTTTTGTGCCCAATCCGGTAAGAACTTTCTTGCCGCCTCAATGTCCTCATCATCAATATCCGAAACAGCTTGTCCAATAGCTTGAGCCGCTGCTCCTACTCCATACGCTGCTGTTCCATAGCCAGCCAATCTTGCCCAACCACGTTTTCTTATAGCAGAGTTGTCCGACTGGATTTCTGCGGCCCCTATTGTAAGAATATTGGCAGAGGTACGAACAATCTCTGTGGGAAAAGCAATAAAGTTTCCAAGCACAGCGGCTGGCCCTGTCCTTAAAGCCTCTGCAAACCTGCCCACATAATCATAGTTAGGCACCGTTTGTCTGACATAAAACGCGGCCAATTCTTTTTGCGCCTGTTCAAAACTTTGCCTGTCAATCGTGTAAGACATGCCAAGGTCTTTAGCATGAGCTAAAAGCTGGTTAAAATCTGCCTCTGTAGGGAAAGCTTTTTTGACCGCCTGTAGTTCAGACGCATAAGCCACCACTTTCCAAAAATCGTCTGCCGCTGTATAAAACTCCTCGGCCCGACGATACATTTGTCGAAAAGGATTAGATGTCGCAGCAACAAAGTCTCCTGGACCCTCAAACATACCTGAACTCGCTAGTCTCCAAGAAGCCAAAAGGTCCCCTAGTCTCACAGAAGTGTTCAATACACCAAGATCCAAAAGGTCTCGGTAGCTTTCCTGTGCGGCTTGTCTAGCCGTAATAGGTCTTCCTTGTTCATCAACACCTTGTTCCCACAACTCATGGCCCACTACTTTCATGGCTTCAGGCAAATTTCTAAAGCCTATAAAATGTCCATTACCGACCACAAAAAGCGCCGCACTTAAAAAGTTTCTAATTTGTGCCGGTGGACTTAAAACAATTTTACCTAACTGTACATAGGCTTTTGGTGCAACAACAAAGTTCCGCCAGATGCTGCTGTTGTTAAACATCATGTTGTAGTTTTCAGCCACACCTAGAACTTCAGCCACTTCTTTGGTGGTGTACATACCTTCAAACGGGTTGTAGCCGTTAGACTGAACCTTGACTGTTAGCCCTGTTTCTTTTGCGAACCAGTTGGGGGCTATTCCAGCGGTGTCTCCTTTAGGTACCGGTACGGGAGAAAACAATCGTTGGCCCGGCATTTCATTAAGTATAGCCATTCTCTGCCAAAACCGATTGCTTTCAAGAACAGAGGCCAAACGGGCCGTTGTCACTGCTGCGGCTTCCCCTGGATTCGTGACTTCTCCCATTAAAGCACGAACCTCTTTAGGTATTCTTTTACGCCGCTTTACCAGTTCTTGTGCCATGTCTTGTATCATAGCTTCTTCGGTCCCCGGTTCGCCTCTACCAAAAATACCCCCTATTTCTTCCGCCTGTTGTTCTCCAACACGGCCTTGTCCAATCATCCTGATTTCTCTTTCCACTCTACTCTTGCTGTATTTTTTAGTACCGTCTGGGTTTTTAGCGTTTTCTAAAAGTGCTCTAACGTCCGCAACTTTTTGTCGCATAACCTTTGCTGACTTAGTGGGCATTGTGCGGTTCCACCAACTCAAGGGATCATATCCCCCCGCCGCTTCAAAAATTCTATATGAACGGGTCATATAGGAACCAATGTTTTCCTGAATAACTTCACCCAAAGCCTTGCCGCCTTTTTTACTGGCTAAAATTTCTTGCGGCACTTCTCTTAATATCCGTGTACTCATCATGTCAATAAAGCCTCGAAGCTCAAGAAAAGAGTCCCGCAGTTCTTCTGGAAGAGCATACGCCGCGGAGGTTGGGGCCAGAAGAGCGTTTTCTTTGTTGTTCATTATTGCCCTTTGTTCTTGGTTAAGTGCCTGTTTTTCTTCTCGAGGAAGCGCACGAAACTGGCCTGCAAGAATTTGGTTGACGTCTTCTAGGTCTCCTCGCCAAATCATCAACTGCAACCGCAAGTTTTCAAGGTTTTGTTTGGTGTTAAAACGTTTTAGTTGCTCTTGCTGCTCTATCGACAGTTCTTCGTAAGCTAGACTACCGTCTCTAAACAACTCCATCATCTCTATGTTGGCTCTTTGTTGCTTAATGTCCGCCATAATCGATGCTCGTTCTGCCCACAACTCCTCGATTTCCACATCGTCTCTTTTATAGCGTTTAGTGGTTCTTCTCAAAGCACTTGATAACGCTTGTTCCGCTGCTGCTGGCGTAGAAAACTTACCATTAGCCACAGCCGCTGCCACAGCCATATTAACCTTGTCCCCCATTTGATTGGCCATTTTATTCATGGCGCGAATCCGCCCTAGTCGGTCTCTTGATAACATGAAAGCTTCCCATCCTAGTGGTCCGCTTGGTGCGAACCAATGCTTAAGAGAACCCATGATTCCCCCGAAAAAATTGGCTGGGCGAATATTTTCCGGAGTCATTTCAAAGCGCAGGGTTTGAACGTTTGTGGCAGCGCGGTCCTTAGCTCCCGCGTATTTGTTAAATAGTCCTGTGCCCCCGACCACGTTTCCTTCTTCGTCGGTTTGAACATCTCTTACTTCAAACTTTGTTCCGTCTTGGTCGACCTGAAGGTTGTCGCCTTCGTTCAATGTTTCTGTGCCGTCCTCAGCAAAACGTATGGCAACAGCTTCGCCGTCTACGCCTGTACTCTGTTCCACAAACTCTTCCCAAGAACCGTACTTTTCTTGCATCCCTTCTCTATCAAACATGGTCTCGTCTATTTCATAAAAATTGACGTTTTCCAAAGGACCTTTTGCTTGTATTTGTTTTTTATAACCTTTACTGTAGCCCTCTCCACGCAGATAATTTTGTGTGCGCTCTTTTTGCAAGACCATAAACGTGTCAAAGTCCATAATCATCTTAGCCATCTCCTCGTTGGTGGCTGTTTTCTTCTTACCATCTTTTACAATAGAGGCAGTAAGCCCCCTGGTTTTAAGTTCTTGTGAAAGCTCTTTGCGACTCTGTTGCTCTAGTTGCTCCAAACGCGCAATGTATTTAGGTTCTTGTGCTGCCGCATAAATAATAGAGGCACCCCCTGTAAGGGCTCTTTTTTCTAGCAGTTCTTGGTCCAGTATTTTATTAATGACTTCTGCGTCGGAATCTTTCCTGTTCACTATAATAAGTTTCATCTCTGGACCGCCCTCATCGTCCTTTAAAACCTTACTGTCGGCCAGTTTCAGCAGTTCTTTACGATCCATGTTTCTTAGCTCTTCGCGCCTATTGAGACGTTCTTGCTTTTCTTGAGCCGTAAGGGCACCAAAATTCTCCATGAAGTAGTTAGCCTGTAGTTGAGCCCTTCTTTTTAATACTTCATAATTTGTTAGTTCTTTTATAATGCTGTCGTTACTGGCATTTTTTCTCAGCTTAATGTTTCTGCGCTTGGCGCCTTCTATCAGTTCTTCTCGGGACATGTCTTGCCAAGTTTGTCCTGCGATATTGACCTCTTTTTGCACCTCTTCTTCTATACGGTCCATTTGTTCTTTTACTTCTCGCTCACTTTTCTTCCTTTGATTAACACCGTATTGACTGATGGCCCCGGACACGCTACCTAGTGTTCCACCACCAATGCTTCCTAATAAGAAAGCGTTGAGCAAAGCGCTTTGCAACTGCCCTTCTTCACTGGCCAAACCGGTTGCGGCTTCAGCCATAAAGTCCTCGATCCCTTCTTGCGATGCTTCCGTAACGCCTTCCGCCAAAGAAGCTTTCACCGCCTGCGCCACTGCCGCTTTAGCCACGCCCTTCTCTACCCCTTCGGCCACCAATTTATCGGTGACTTCTTTAAGGGTTGTTTTCTTTAAAAGAACCGGCATTAAAGGTTTAAGACCAAAGGCAATTGAAGCAACGTCTAGGGAAGCGACCATGGCTCCTCCTGCCATTGCTGCGCCAGGGGATTCAAAATCTTCCCCGGCTCTGGCCTTCATTTCACGATCTACCTCACCGGTACTGAGCACAAAAGAAGGTAGGAAAGCACCCAAAGCACCGCCTAATAAACCACCAACCGCGGTTCCGGCGGGTCCAGCAAAGGTCCCCAAAGCGGCTCCCGCCTTGGCTCCCCCAATAGCTGTGGGCATAGAAACAGCAACCGAGGGAAGGATTTGTGCCATTCCTTGTTTAATAAAAGTCATGGCATCGCCCAAGTCTTCCACTTCTTCGGCAATCATGGGACGCCCACGTTTGGCTATTTGTTGATCGTTAAAGGCAACGCCGCGATTACCGGCATCAATTAGCCTATCTGAGTTAAACACTTCACCCAATACACGCACGCCAGCCCAACCACTTGCTTGTAGTTCGTCAACTGTTCTGCTTAATACGGAGCCAAAGCCCTCGTCTCTTGGGTCGCCGCTGATTTCAGGAGCCTCTTCATCATCTAGGTCACGCAGAAAAGATGTTTCCTCCAGGTCAGGAAGAAGAGTTTGTTCCTTCTCGGGGAGAGGTGCTTGTTCTTCTAGGCCAGGGAGAGGTGCTTGTTCTTCGTTTAAATCAGGGAGAAGAGTTTGAGCAAAGCCAGAAATAAGTGGCTGTTCCTCTTCTAAATCAGGGAGCAAAGTCTTTGTAGCCATAACTGGTTCACGCCTCTTCCCAAATACCAATAATGTCTTCTACAGTAAACTTCTTGCCATCGGGTTTTGAGCTGTCTTTAGGTTGTCCAAGATATAGTCTAATCAATTCGGGGAAAGTGTAAGTGTTGGTTTTTCCACTCTGGGTTCCAAATGATTTAGTGCCCCGTAGACTAGGATAATACTCAGCAGCACGGATAGGATCAATCCCAACAACGGCCGCGGTTAGTTTTCTTCCAGAGAAGCCTTGGTCAATAAGTTTCGTTTCAATTTCTTTAATATCACCAGTAAGGTTGGCTGGATCGAGATTAAACTTATATAGCTCTAGTTGTAAGGCATTTTCAAACTTAATTTGCTCCAGTTCTCTGGCGTCTCTTCCGCTTAACATAGTGTTGTCGATCGCTGAAAGTATCTCTAGTCTTTTTTCGGCCAAAGAAGTCATTGCTTCATAGTCTTTATTGCGTCGGGCCTCTACTTCGTTTTTCCTGTTTTCCCAATACTTCAACATATTTATATCGTGTGTTTGCAACATATCTTGCTCTATTCTTTGTCCCTGTAGTCCTCTAACAATAGATGCTTGTGCTCCTCCGCCCGTAAAAGGAGATAATCTTCCCCTTAACCTAGCCTGCTCTGGGATTCTGCCTTTTATATTGTCAAAAAGCTCCATCATTTTCTCGTCCTGCTCGGAGCTTTTTGTTTCATATTCTCCGACGTTCTTTCTATACTGTTCTGAAAGTTCGTCCATGGCACCACCGTAGGTGTCTTTTAAGTCTTTCGCTGCTTGTTCAAGAGGACTTAAAGGACCATCGTCGTATTGAAACGGTCCCATTTGTTCTTTTTGTTCTTTTTGTTCTTTTTGTCCTTGGTCCGTGGTCTGCTCATCATACTTTCCTCTCTTTTTAGCAGTGACCTCAATCTCCTCGAGCTCTTGCCGCGGCCCTTTTGTAGCTTCGTATTGGTTTAGAAGATTCGCAAACTCTGGGTTTTGTAATAAAAGCATTGTTCTATCCAAACCCGTCCCTGGCGCTGCCCCTCTTCCTGTTGCCTGTCTAATACTTCCTAAAAGACCTGTGTTGCCCTTTTGTCGTCCGAGCCCTAAAGGCCCTCTTCCTCTTTCAGCGGCCGCTTCACTTTCAATTAACGCTTCTAAAAACTTTTCTTCTCGAGTGTCTCTGTCCTTCTCCGCTTCAGCGGCTTCTTTAAGTTGATAGAGGTCCATTTTACCTCTCTCTACTTTTCTTTGTCGCTCTCGTTCTCTTTTTACCCCTGCCGGATCGTCGTATGTAGAAGATATTTCTGATAAAGTTGGCCCTATTTTATCGGCCAAAAGCCTCTTTGCATCTTCGACGGATATTTCGTTGTTGTTTACAGCCTCAATAAGCTCTCTACCATAAGCATATTGAGACATCCAAGAAATATCTTCTGGCGCAAAATAATCTTTTTTACCTGGTCCCCAATCTCCAGCCTTTATTCGACCTCTTTTGTACACTGTGTCAGGGCCTTCTCCCGGAGCGTAAGAAAGACCGCCTTCTTGATACCCTGGTATTAATTCTTCGTTCTTCGCCATTACAGCAGTGTCCATTAACGGTTCTTCGCTGCCCACTTCGGGGACTTGGAAAATAGCCACGAGTTCTTCACGATAAGGCATAAGATCATCGCTGCTGATTAGGTTAGCGTCTGCCGGGACTTCCGGATACTTTTCCGTTATCTCGTTTTCAATCCGTCTTGCAGATCGTGCAAGATCGTCCATGCTGCTTTTAATAATAAAGGAAGGACTGTTCCCGGTGGCCTCTTCCGCTTTAGCGGTGCTTTTTAATATGTTAAATTCTTCGTCTAAGCGGCCCTGCGCTTCTTGTTTTGCAATAGCTACAATAGGCTCGACATCTTCCACTTCTTCAGCGTCCAAGGCCAGTTCAATGATACCTCTTTCGTTAGGTACATTTCTCTCAGGCATAGCTTCTGGTGCAGGCGCAGCGGAAACCGATGCAATACCTGGTCCTCCTTGTGCGGCCATTGCGTTTATCATTGGATTGGTTTCTACAATCTCTTCACCTTCAAACAACTCAGGCATCATGCCGCCATTTTGTAGGCCGACGATGCCCCCTGTTCTCATTTTAGGTGCACCTCTTTGCGCCTCTATGGCTTTCGCCAAGTCCTGCATGACTTGTTCTTTAGGAACCTGGTGCCCACCGGCAATGTTCTTAGCGTGCCAGTGAATCTCCGACTCATAGTCTCTAGGCAAACGGAAACGATTCGGGTCACTCGATGAAAAAAGACGCGCTGTTTTTTCTATTTCCTTTTGATATTCCGCTTCTTTAGCCAACTGTTCTTGTCTGTACGCAGGCATTTCTTCGACCACGCTTCCTTGCTCGTACCCAGGAATACCTTTAGGCATGCCCACAAAACCACCGCCCATCATGTTGTGGGGGTTTTTAAACAGTGGTCGTTGACTCCAGCCCGGCATAATTATGTGCTTCCTCCACTGCCCCAACCGAGATAGTCTCCAATAATGTCCCAAGGAGACTGTGTTTGAGGGTCTGGTGGATTGTATACCGTACTGATCCCCGTTGTTGGCCCTTGTGGGAACATTCCCTGCATCATACTGGCAAGGAACTGCATTCTTTGGTAAGGCTCTTTAGCCAATTGAGAAGCAGCATCGTATTGTGAACCGTACATAGTGTCTTGTATGCCTCTGGCCGTTTGTCCGAGACCGCCTAGTGACGCCATTTGATTACGCAACAACTGTTGTCCTGTTTGTCCGAGGCCCATGATCCCTTGTCCAAGTTGCCCGTACATACCAGCACCCTGCATACCCATTTGCCCTGCCTGTTGCATTCTTCGTTGTTGGTCAGCAAAAGCGTTTTGAGCTTGCTGTTGTGCTTGAGAGTATCCTTGTGCCCGCATTTGTCCGGCTGTGCCCGACATACCTCTGCCTAATTGTTTAAAACGTTCTTCTGCCATGAGTCGTCCACGACCGCTGCCAAACGCACCGGCACCCACGGCTTGTGCCCTACTTCCCATGTCTTGTTGTGCCCAGTTCTCATACACGTCATCAAGCGACTTTTGCACCGCCATGTCTTCATAGGGGTTATAAAAAGCTTTGCCCATGCTTGGGTCATACGCTTGTGCGCCCATGTACCCGGCCTGTGTCCCTTGGCCCAGGGCCCCGAGCCCTTGTCCGTAAGCACCGCCCGCTTGTTGTAGGTAAGGTTGGAAACCGCCCAAGCCCCCACTGAGAGCCCGCGCTTGCATTTCAAACGGGTCTAATCCGGCCACGCCTCGTTGTGGAACAGGCATAGGCTGACGGACCAGGTTCATTAAGTTATCAAAGAACCCGCGTCGATACTGCTCAACCCAAGGCGCTTCAAAGCCTATCGTTGAAGTAGGCCCATATTCCCCGGAATAGTAATTAGAGCCTGTATCGTCTACATCGTCATCATATCCGTTACTCATTATCCTATCCCCATTTGTTCTGCTTGTTTCATTAGTTTATACAATCTCTTTGCCCCTATATTATCCGTTGCTTTTTTAGTAAACACAAATTCTCCCGGTTCAAGGAAGGCTGGAGTGATGTCCCCATGACTTTTAAGGCCCATGATTCCCCCTTGATTACCGCCCTCTATTTCTTCTAATAAAGGCATGCCCGAAACATGTGTGGCTGCGGGCATTGTTGTTCCTTTTGGCATGGCGTATTTTTGCCCTTGAAGAATGTTTGGTCCTAGCCCCTGCATGACCATGCTTTCCTTGGAAGGCAAGCCCCATTGTTTTCCTATCGCGCTTTGTGCGTCCATTTGCCCGGTTGGAACTTTATATTTATTAGCTTCATCTATAGCTTTCTTTGTTTTAAAAAGCTCAAAAAGTTTTTTAAACCAGTCATCTCCGTCATCTCCGCCTAAACCCAATACTTCTGATAAACCAGGTATACCGCCAAGCAACGCCAAAATTCCGGAACCTAAGCCACCTAAACCACCTGACTCTGGCGGTGTTCCCGTGACCGTTATCTCTTCAATCGTTTCGTTATCGGCGGGAGTGCCTGGGCTTTCATCAGAGACAGCCTCCCAGCCATCACCAATCCCCCAAAGACTCCAAACGTATTTTATGCCGTCCTTAATGACCTGCATTCCTTCTGTCGGATTTTCTGGAAACTTTTCAACAACGGTTATTTCATCTATTGCATCGTCCGTTGACGCAATGCTTTGATTATCATAAATGTCGTTCAGTGCCTGTTCAATTTCTTGAGCCAACATACCCGTTGTATCAACACCTAGGTTTTCTAATACAGCTCTTCTTCTTGCGGTATCTACATCGTCCGTTCCTGTTCCTGTTATTTCTTCAATTGTTTCGTTATTAGCAGGACCTCCTGGGGTTGTCTCTGTTCCCGTGCCTGTGCTCGCTGTGACATCTGCGTAATCATCAAGCACAGAATCGTCATTTTCTACGCCAGTAGTGTCATCAGCCCCTACTTCAGCAAAGTCTTTGGCCACCCTATAATCAGCGCCGTGGTCAATCCAGGACTGAGACCCTTTTGGCCCATGGCCAAATACATCTATATACCATTTAGCAAACTCAACAGCGGGGTGGTTCCATGGATACTCCGGGATAGACATACCTTCCGCGGCCGCGACAATCTTACTTGTTTCATAAGAGTCGTCAAAAATTGAGCCGTCAAAAGGTTTATCCCATGGATCCGTCATCTTAGCCTCCCCACCACGGCGGTAATGTCCTTATGCCCAAAGGATTTTCCTGCCTAAACTGGTCTATTTCTTCTTGAGGTATTCGTGGATCAGGGGCATTTGCAAAGTCCATATTATTAGCCTGTAACCAAGGCCAAATTTCTTCGTCCCAGTTCTTGTATTGTCCCCAAGACGTTGCAAGGCTTGGCAAAGCATCAATCCCTGCTGCCCTTAATTCTTTCCCTGTTCCGTATACGCTGCCCATACCAAAATTCTTTTCAAAACGATACTTTCTAAAATCTTCAGGTGTTCCGTACTTAGCTTTGTTTTCCTCTGCCGCCTTAATGGCCTCGGCTTCAGGCATGCCTTGGTCTATAAAGGTTTGAGGATCTATTAAGCCAGCTATTCTGTTCATTATCCTTTTAGTCTGTTGCTCCTCTTTACGTTTCTTCCTCTGCGTCTGGCCCATAAGACCGCCTGCACCCTTACCGCCACCTTTTCCACCAGGGAACCTACCAACGTTTGAGTGCATTCTTTGTAAGTTCATCATTGCTGAGGGTCCTGCGTTTCTAAATTTTTGAGCCACTGTGCTGCTCACCTGTTGAGGGTTCATTAGTGAATTAACGACACCAGCCCCAGGTATCATATTACCAAGTGTTTTAAGTAGGCCACCTATTCCGCCTGGGACCATTCCCCCGCTTTGAAACTCTAAGGGCCTCTCTACTCTGGGTGGGTTTAGTGTGTCTCTGGGCCCTGTTACTCTTCCTACTTCGTCCCCTTGTATTGGTCTTTGTACATCCCCGCTTTTTTCTTTATAAGGATCCCTTCTCCCTCTTTTGTCCCCCAGATTTTGTTTCTTCATCCATTCTTCGTTTTCTCTGGCTTTTCTTTGAAGGAGCTTCTTGACTTTAGGGTTCTTTAAAGCCATCTGAACCATTTGAGGACCATATTTTTGCATCGCTTGCTGGGCACCTCTCATCATTATAAAGCGGCCTATTGCCATCGCAACAGGGGGAGCTAAAGGTGCTAAAAATAACGGCATAGTTGTCCTCTTCTTATCTTTGGATAATTACTTTACTTGTAGGCATTATAGGATTGGGACCGTGGTTGCACCGTTTGTTGATACGGTTAAATCGCCAAGTTGTCCCGTGGCTTGCACGCCTTTTCCACTGGGCGCGTATAATGTTTGCCACTTCTTGCCATCAAAAACTTGCAGACTGTCTTCTGTCAGGTTCCAAATGACGTCTCCGCGACTAAATAAGTTTTGATCGCGGGTTGTGTTAGTATACTGATAAGTTGCCGTGGGATCAAAGCCTTGTAGGTTTAATTCTAGGATTCTTACCAATCTGTTAAATAAATCTGAGTCCACCTCTCCTAAAGCGGTGGGTAAACGTGTGTCTAATAGTCTTGCCATTATCTTCTCCCGTCTGGTCGAGTGTTGAGTCGCATGGCCCCGAGCCGCCAGCCCACGCCAAGCCTTACCCCGGTTGACGCGTCATCGTCTGATTCTAAGCGAACCACGGCTTGTCGTGCTCGTCCTCTTAAATCAACCTTAGTCGTGCTCGCCGTTACTTGGTTGGTGCTCTTAGTGGTTAGTGTTTCGTTAGGAAAGTTTCTTGTTTTTAACACAAAATTCACCGCTTGATCTGAGCCTCCGTCCCCTAAAAACCGAACATCGGGTATGGCGTTTTGTATTTGGGTATAGCTATTGCCTATGGCATCCAGCGCAAAATCAGCCGATTCAATATAAACATTGTCCATGGGGGAGCCGTCCGCATCGTTTCCGGTTTCGTGTTTATAGACATAATTGTTTGTGTCTACTCCGGTTGCTCTCGGATAAGGCTGTACCCCTTCATCCAACCACGCATAACGGACAAGTTCTCCATAATACCAAACCTGTTCTTGGTAGTTATAGACCACATAGCGATCTATTTCATCGGAGCTTCCCGAAGGATAAAACCATCCGACCTCGTTGAACTGTCTGTTTAAATAGCCAAACGTTTTGAAAGACTGGTTTTGGTTAAAGTCATTAAACACATAGCTGTGCACACTACAAGGAAGTCTTTCGACCGTTCCGCTATATCTGTAAAAGCCCGAACGATCCATCCAAAAAACACCCGGAGGCGCGTTGACCGCAGCTTTAGGCGAAACCATGCCGACCCCTTGATTAATTAGATTAACTCCAAAAGTGTAAGGAGGACCAATAAACTGCATACTGTAAAGTGCATCATCTGTCCAAATCAGTATTTCTTGCCGTGAGCGAAGACCGCCGACAATTTGAGTTCCCGCCGAGAGCCTTAGTGAGCCGGCGGTGTTTGTAAGCTTAGGTTCCCACTGAGTAATGTCTTCTTGGTCACACCAACAAATAAACATGGGGTCAATAACACTTGTTCTAGCTGTTCCACCAGCATTTAAAGGGTCTGCGCCCAAACAAATAACGTGTCGGTCAATATCACTTACCAAGGTTTGCAGTGCCAGTGTTGGCGGCAAGTTGGCGCCGATAGACGAATCGCTTAGGCTCTTGGCCCTGACGCTCGTTCCGTTGTCCTCGGTCCAATAAAAAATGTCCCCTGCTCTTGGATTCATAATAAGGTCTTCTCCAAAATTATCCTGCGTCCATAACCTTAACTGGTTGTTAAACGCCAGTGCGGAAGCCGAACCAAAAGTTCCGTCGCCCCATGTACTAGCGCCATAACCTGAACCAGACACATAATCATCGAGGCCGACATTAATCTGATAGGCCCCAACCACACTTGACCCACCATTACCGCTGTCACTGCTGTTAGCTGTTACGGTGTCCCCGTCGGTGTCTTTGGCTTCAATGGTGTAGCTGTTAGCATTAACAATGGTTGCGATCTGATATTCTTGGTTTAAAACAGCAGCGGTGATAAGTCCCCCTAAAGTAGCGGCACCGCTAAAGGTGACAAAATCATTCTGGCTTGCGCCATGGGCCGTGTCCGCTACGGTGATCGTAGCGTCCCCGTTGCTCGCTGAAAACGTTACATCCCCCGCCGAAGTCGTGGCTCTTATAGGCGTTATATCGTAGAAACTGGTTCCGTCTTTGACGTAATACTTTAAAGTGGTTCCAAGCCCCAGATATTTGGTGCCGCCTAAAGACACCCAAGCATGGAGAGCACGTCCCGTTCCCAAATAAGTATCGGTTTGCTCTTTAACCCAGCCCCCTATTTTTTGAGGAAACCCTTTTTTAAACCGCACAAGATTGCTGTCAAACCAGCCTCCCTGAGCGGAAAAGGCGGTTCCTTCTCGGTTTATTCCTGGGACCATTTCAAACTTAGCGTAAGGCATTATTCTTTTTCCTCTTCTTCGTCTATCTCCCTATAATATCCTACAATATGAAGGATTTGCTCCAAGTATCGTTTAATTTCACCCATGTTCATAGACAGGTTTTCGTAGCCTTGGCTTGTTAGTCCGTAATAAGCAACTCTCGGCTCTTCCCCAGACTCGACATTATCTAAATATTCTTGCATCACATCAGGGGACAATATACGCCACTCCACTGGCGATGCTTTAATAGGCTCTGGCAGCGGTGGATGGTAAATAGGGGCGGATTGTGCAACACGCACGATTTCAACCGGTTTTGTTTCCGGTTGGTTGTCAGTTAGTCCCTCAAACAAAGAGTAGGTAGAACACCCACTAATTAAGGGTAGCAGTATCAGTAGTTTTTTCATCAAA